ACTACTTTTGCATCTTTAAATGCTGTGAGTTGAGTCTCTTTTGTTGTTGTGTATGTGTCAAGGTCGACTACTTTTGCATCTTTAAATGCTGTGAGTTGAGTCTCTTTTGTTGTTGTGTATGTGTCAAGTTGCGTCTGTTTACTTATAGTATGAGTATCAAGTACTGGTTTATTTACAGTAGTGACATAACTATCTAGTTCTACTTTTTTTAGATTACTATACTGATTAATAGCATCTTTTTTAAGAAGTGTCACTTCATCTAAAGCTTTTACCTTGGTTCCCTCAATAGCCTTAATGTAGGTAAACTTTTTATCTACATCATAAGCATGCTCTTCTACATTACGAAGATACCTACCTGTCTTTGTTTTAGTAGCTAACATACTTGCAAGAAACCCTGCTGTATATGTATCTATTTGAGTCTCTTTTGTTGTTGTGTGAGTATCTAATTGAGTTTGTTTAGTAGTTGTGTGTGTATCAAGCTCTGTTATCTTAATGTCTCTGTGTGCATCAAGCTCTGTCTCTTTTGCTACTTCATAAGTATCTAGCTGAGTCTGCTTGGTTACAGTATGAGTATCTAGGTCTACTACTTTTGCATCTTTAAATGCTGTGAGTTGAGTCTCTTTTGTTGTTGTGTATGTGTCTAGGTCTACTACTTTTGCATCTTTAAATGCTGTGAGTTGAGTCTCTTTTGTTGTTGTGTATGTGTCTAGGTCTACTACTTTTGCATCTTTAAATGCTGTGAGCTGAGTCTCTTTTGTTGTTGTGTATGTGTCTAGTTGTGCTTGTTTAGAACCTGCTTGTGTATCAAGAGCGATAATAGAATCTGTTACTTTTACATCAAAAGTAGAAATATTATCATTGATAATAACTATCTTTGAAGCAAGACCTAAGTTCAAATCATCTGCTATTGTATTTATATTATTTATGAGGCTCATTTATGTTCTCCAGTTTTCTTTATATTTTAGATAGATATATATCCATCAGTCTGATAATATCTATTGTATTTTCTGTTATTAGCACTTCATCTGCATAGTACTCATATAGAGATATTATGCTTTTTTCAGTATCAGTAAAGTGCGGATTTTTATTTGTGAGGTAAAGTTCTATCTTTTTTATAAACTTTTCATCCAAAATCACATTGTCCCCATCTTTAGTCACTATCCCGTAAAAACATCCAACTTGTAAAAGAGATAATAAGTCATGATTTGCATTTTCAAAAGAGTATGGAACCTGAAAGTTAAAAGTTAATGAATTTGGTAGAGTAAGTCTGTAGTTTGATAGCTGAGATATTGATTCACTCTCTAGTAAACTGTACTCAAATGTTGTAGCATCAAGAGTGATAGAAGCATTAAGTGCATATCCAGAACTAGAAACCATTAGATTTCCAACACTATCAACAAGCTCTAGTTTTATAACATCTCCAACAATCAAACCGAGTTTTGCTATAGGCAAAGATACTATTCTCATTATAAACCTTTAAATTATGAGAACGATTTTAACTATATATTTATGCTTAAGTGGGGTATATATTTGATAGTTTTAAATTCTATACTTACCACGATGAGAATTTCTTCTGCGATTATCGCCCATAGAGATGGTTGTTTTTTTCTTTGCTGGAGACTTTGGAGTCACAAAATTATTTATAACCACATTTGCTATAGTCTCTATGCAGTCATCCTCTTTAGAGTCTTTTTCTGGGTGGAAACCTTTATACTCTAACTCTACCTGCTCTTGTCCTACAGCACCTACAACCGTTCGTATTTGATGGTTTTTCAAGTATGTTATGCTTTGGTCTATTTTTTGGTTTTTACTTATTTTTGTTTTTGGATTAAAAAGTATTACTCTATTTGTAAGAGTTTTTTTACCTTGAAGTTTGAGTTGATAGTTTACTTTTTGTATCTCTTTTTTTAGATACTGCTCTGTAATTATTCCTCCACCACTACTTTCCATAAAAACAGGAACATTAGGATATTTTGTCATAACTTCAATGATTTGAATGATAAACACTTCGTTAGTCCACTTCCCAAACCAAGTTCCATACACATTAAAAAGTTCTATTTTTTCTTCACTTAAAAAACTTCCTACAACACTTATGGCTCTGTTATCGGATGTCTGCTTTGTAGATTGAGCAGGGTCTATACTTATGCACTTGTTATCTTCACTAAGCTCCCACGAGGCAACACTCACAAAATCTTCACTACTCACATACCCAGTTTCTATAGTACGAGGGTCTTGCATATACTGAGAGTACCAGTCCTCTTTCATCACTTTTTTTTGTTGTGCTAATGCTTCTTGTGTCTCAAAAAATTGATTAAGTGGTTCATTTGCAGCTCTTTTATAGTGATACTCAAAGAAGTCGTACATTTGTGGTTTATCTTCTATACCTGTAAGATTTATATGTGTCCAGATTCCATCTTCTTCATCAAGCAAGTATCCGACTAAGTCATCTTCATGGAGTCTTTGCATGATTACTATTATGGCACTATTGGGGTCATCTTTTCTGAGTCTTGAAGATATAGAGCCTTTGTAAAAGTTCGTAACTAAATCTCTTGTAGCCTTTGAGTTTTTCTCTATTGCTTTCATTGGATCATCTATGATGACTATATTTCCGTGAAAACCAGTGATACCACCACCTACAGTTGTGGAGAACATTCCACCCTTAGACTCTAAGTACCACTCCTTATCTGCTGTTTTTCTACCAAGTGAAATACCATCAAACACTTTGTTATACGATTTTGACTTTATAAGTTCCTTTACTTCAGCAGGTGTTTTTGTAGCTAAGTCATCAGAGTAAGAAGTATATATAACTCTTTTCTTTGGTGCATTTCCCAAAAACCATGAGACAAAAAGTCGTACTGCAAACTCTGTTTTTCCATAAGCTGGAGGCATGTTGATGATGAGTCTAGTAACATCTCCACTTGCAACCTTCATCAGTGCATCACAAAGAAGTCTATGATACCACGACTCAAGAAGTGGGGTCTCATACTCCTCTGCAAATATATACCTTGCATAATGCAGTAGGTCTTTTCTAGCAAGGGCTAAAGCAAGAGGTTCTGCTTTCTTTTTTGCTAAAATCTTTTGAATATCACTCATTTGTTAAAATGGTATCTCTTCATCTGTAGTCGATTCAGATGCAGTACTTGTATCATTTTTACTATATGATGGGTGTGCTTCTTGTGTATAGTCATGAGAACCTGTAGTTATCTTCCTGTAAGGTTCTGCAACTACATTGTACAGATGATTTTTATCTATCTTTTTATCATCATCAACACTAAATAGTGTAAAATAAATATTCTCTTTAGATAAAAAAGGGTCAAATATCTTCGCTCTTTTATATGCAAGTCCACCCTCACTTGTAGCATTTTTTATATTTCCAACTATTACCGATGGTATAGATTCCCCACGGTTAGAGAAGTTATACCAAATATGATAATCAGGATGCTCTTCTTTACCTTGCACTGCAATAGATGTAACATCACCATTTTCATACTTGTTTTTATTTACACTTATTGTAAACTTTTTTCGTATGCTTATAGTTCTTATATCAAGAACTAGTAGTGGGAACTCTTTACCATTTTTAACATAACTATCTTTATAAACTCTTCCTATTTGTGCCATAATCTTATTCTCCTTTTTCTAGTCTAGCTTTTCTTTTTTTTCTCAACTTTTTTCTCTCACTTGCAGTCATTATCTTCTCCATTTTTCCCCGAGGGAAATTATTTAAAATACGGGCATATCTAAAGTAGGTGCTTCTTCATATGCTACTTCTACATGATTTATTGGTGGTGCTCTAAACTTATCAAGTGCTTTAGCAGCATTACCATGCTCATCAACTTCAACTCTATAAAAGTCACTTGTTTGAGGAACAAACATAAGGTTCTGTTTTGGGTGCTTATGTGTATCTTTATTTTTATTCCAGATAACCGTTCGCATCTCATCATCAGGCTCTTTAGGTTTAGTCTTGGCAAGATGGAACCATACATAAGCCTCATGGTCAGCATTCATACTACCCTTAACACTAATGATGCTACTCTTTAAATCCTCTTTAGAACTCTGAACAATTACTATAATAGGCACCTTCAACTCTTTAGATAACTTTCCAAGCTTAGAGAACATTTCTGATATTCTTCTCTCATCTGTTTTAAGGTCTGGGTTGTTGTTTGTCATTCTCATCATTGAGTCAAGTGCTACTAGCTTTATGCCAAATAGCTTATGCTGGAGTCTTATCTCAGCTATAATTCCACTTACATCATAAATATCATCAAAGGTAAATATGTTATCTATGTTCCCATCAAACACTTTCTCTTCTTGTTGCTGTTCTATGTTTTCATCATAAAGCTCTTGCCCAAACTCCATACTTCCAAACATAACGGGATGTTCTCTAGATACATTTTCTATAAGTCGTGTGAGTACAAAAGTTTTTCCACTCTGTTTTTTTCCACTTATAAAAAATAGCCCCTCATTTCTTATGCCTTTTGCACCATGCTTGTCTGTAAGCACTGTATCTATAAATGGTATGTGAGTTCTTATTCTCTGTGCTTGTGGTTTTGATTTTCTTATTTTTCTTACTTCGCTTAGTCTGCGAGTAGATGATCCCTTGTTGAGACTTGCATAGTCGTCTATGGAGTTTTGTATCATCTGAGTTATAGCATCTGAACTTACTGTCTCATCTTGAAGCATTTTTGCTATGTCAGTGTTTAACACCTGTAACATTCTTCTTCTGTATGACTCTTTAAGTGTTTGTATATGCTCCATTAAAACATTTTGAGGGACTTGTTTTTGTGCCATTATGTTTAAAAGCATATTTTCAGGGTGAACTACACCTGCTTTTTTCATGTAGTTTATGACAACACTATCATCAAATGCGATAGAACCAGTATGACAAACACTCATGACTTCAAACATAGTAGCTTGAGCCTCATCTATGAACCACTCTTTGCTTATATGAGAGTTCATGACTACATCTAAGTCTATCTCACTAAACTCATTTGCTGTTAGTATAGATGAGAGTACCAGCATTCTAATATTTTCTAAGTTATCCATTTTTTTATACTCCTTGTGCTTCAAAGCTATGTTGTTCTAACCATTCATCTATCTTTTTTCTACTGTAAAATATAAATCCACCAACTTTTGAATAAGGTATTTTTTTCTCTTTTCTCATTTTTGCTTGTGTACTTCCAGCAATTCCAAACTCTTGAGCCAATGTCTCAGTATTTAACCATTTTGTATTGTCCATTAGTAGAATCCTATCTTTAAGTCACCTAGCATTTTACAGTGAACTATGTGTTGTGCATCGGCATAAGTAGCGACAAACGGTATAAAGTTTTGTAGTAGGTATTTAAACTCATCATCTAGCTTTATAAAGTAGATGTTTGAAACCATAATATAGTCAAATATCTTAGTCCCTGTTTTTTCCATAAATCGAAGTCTCTGTAAAAATTGCTTTTTTGTAATGTTTATATTTTCAGATAATGCACCAAGCTGAACATAATCATCAAGATTAGTTACATTCTTTTTTGCTATATCACATAAAGCACTGTTATAAATGTATGAATTATGTCTTATGACTATAATTTTTTCAGGGTGCATGATTTTGAGCTGACTTGATGTATATCCAATCCCATCTATCTCATCAATCTCTTTAAGTAGAACAAGTCCATCAAGTAAGCGAATCATTTTATAAATTCACATCATCAAGAGAGTAGCTTTCGCCACCATTTGAGCTATTTTTTTGAGTTTTAGTTACTTTTGCACCATATCGTATAGCATTAGCACACCATGTTTTAAAAGCAGCTCTCCAGTCTTTATACTTTTTACCAGTACTTTTATATTTATTTATAAAATCATCATAGTTTGATGATGAAAGTCCTTCTTTTTTGAGATACACCATGCAACCATCATGTAGATAATGTTTATAATCATCACTTAAATCTTCATATTCCATTTCTGTTTTGAGTCTAAAAGTAAATGTAACCTTTTCTTCATCTGATTTTTCAAGTGGATTATTTTCGCAATCATTTGAAATTTTGCAAGCAGTATCACTTAACCACTCTTTACCTTTATCTGTTAATCTATAAGCTGGTGTAGTCGCTTTATTTATTGACTCAATAATACCCTTGTTTTCAAGTTCAGTAATTATGCGAGAAGCGGTTGTAAGAGATTTTCCAACTAAGGGTATCTCTTGGAGTAGTTTATTCCTGTAGAGTACATAATAAACTTTTTTATCGACCACTACAGGATTAGCCCAAGATGACAAGTCAGCCATCTTACACATTCCAAAACAAGCTTTGAGTGATAAATCCCACTCCTGAGCTTTTAACTGATTTATGTTTATGTTGTAAGTCATGCAGCAGATACTTTTACAGACTCTAAATACTCATCTATTTGATTTTCGCTTACTCTGATCTTGCCACTTACTTTAAAATGTTCTAGTTTTTTAATATTTAAAAGATGTCTGACTGCTTTTTCATTTATTTTGAGGATAGACTCTACTTCTTTTATGGTAAAAATATTCGCACACATGATGTAAATCTCCGTATTTAAGGTATAATATAGTATTAAAATAACTATTTATATCTTTTAATGTCCGTCAGTTTAGTACTTTAAATCTTATATAGACATTAATTAGGGATAAAACAAGGAGATAAATTGGAAAAGTTATCAGATAGAATAAGATTTATTCGTAAAAAATTAGGCATAAATCAGCAAGAACTAGCCGATATACTAAGCTGTACAGATGGGAAAATAAAGGGCTGGGAGCAAGACAAAACTAAAAATATAAAACTTAAAGATTCTACACTATTGAGCGAACGGTATGGATTTTCTAAAGAATGGATTGAGGATGGAGTAGGAGAAGCTATCCCAAATAATGGAGATTTACTTCTTGGTGATATATCAGCAGTGAGTGCCATGTTCTCAAAAACAATTTCAATCCCTTACTATAAGGATATTAATGCTAGTGCTGGATATGGATGCACCAACGGAGACTGTAAACCTATATACATAAATATGGCTCCTGATATGCTTCCAACTACTTCTAAAAGCATTGAAGCCATAAGAGTAGTGGGTAACTCCATGAGTGGGACCATAGAAGATGAAGATGTAATTTTTATAGACAAGAGTGATACTGATGCTGTAAACGGGAAAATATATGTTCTATTCCTATGCGATGAAGTCTATGTGAAAAGAATTTTTATAGAGCCTCGTGATAAATCTATAATTTTAAAATCAGATAATCCACTCTTCCCACAACTCAAAGCAGACTGTGAAGATTTTAGAATAATTGGAAGAGTTGTTGCAAATATGCAAATATCTAAACTATAAGACTCTTTTAAAAATCTATAGCTTTTAGTAAAAAGTAAAAATTCCCTTTAGTTATTTTATAAGGGATAGGTTGGTATTATTATAGTGACCACAATTGTGTTTAGTACTCGACCACGATTGTGTCTAGCTAGACTACATTTGTGTCTAGTACTTCAAAGCTCGTTGTCAAGGTACTTTCAAGAGATACTAGCATTTTTAAAAGTAAAAAAAAGTACTCTATTTGTATGAAAATTCGCAAAATTTTCAAGATGGATATTTTAACCTGAAAAATCGCCGCCTTTTGAAATTTTTTTGGCTTGATTTATACGAGTATCACACTGTCTTTTTGGTTTCACTTTTAGGGGAAACTAAATCTAGTTTAAAATATTCATAGGGCAAATACCTCATATATAGTTCAGACAGAGTCAGGCTTGGGGAATTACCCCCCCCAACGGAGTTCAGAGGAGATAAACACTTTTTGAGCACCACCACAACCCACAAGTAAGTACCACCACAAACAAGCACCACCACACCACCATCAACATAATCCATGAACCATCAAGTCAACTAATGATTGACTACCACTCCAACCTTAAGCCATAATCCACCAAAAACAAGCCCGAACCTTAAACACACCACTAAACTTAGATATAATCCATCTCAACTTAAACTAAACATATTAAAATAAATAATTAAATATGTTTACACCACTTTTACTAAATTTCCCGACATCATAGCATTGTAAGTAAAAACAACATAATCCACTCGCATCATCTTCCCGATGTCAGCAAAACGATACAACTATTAGGAATTTCCCATCAGTTCCACTAACTCAACACCACATAAACCCCACACCCGAAACCCGAACATTCCGAAAAATCTCACAAAACCAAACTCAACCTGCAATTCCTTCCGTAAAAACAGTAGTTCTCACGGAATCTAAGTCCGATGTCCTCAGATTCAACTCTTTTATATAATAGCTATTCTAATACAACTCTATTTCTCATATTAAAATCGGAATAACCTAAAAATAGCCAAAAAAATTTCAAAAGGCGGCGAAGTTTGTGAGGTGGTGGAAGATGTGCGGCTCGGCTGTTAGGAAAATTTTTTGCTCTGTTTGTAGTGTTTTCTTGTAGTTGTATGGCTGTAGGACGCTCTGTGAGGGCTTTTAGTGCTTTAGTGCATACATTTGTATGGCTAAGATGATTGTAGAAATATTGACTCTCTTATTTACTCCAATTAGAACTATCACAAGCGAAATTTATTGCAACAAGAGTACTAATATGAGACTGTACTTTTTTATCGAGTTTAGATTCAGAAATAACGATTGCTGTTTTATATATTATCTCTGAGTATGAATATTGTTTTTTGCATTGATGTAGACTCGTATCGTTATCTAGTATACCCGTAACATAACCTTTAAACTCATAAGACATAAAGAATATAAGTGGGTTCTTTGCAATATTTAAAGTAAGCCTATGTTCTCTTACTTTTTTGTAGTTGTATGCGAGTGTTTTAATCTTTTGAGGAGTATATCCATTCTGTGAGCTAGCTAATAGACTGATAGATAGCACAGGAAGTAAAATAATAAAAGAGATTAATAGGTTTTTCAATTAAGTTTTTCTACTTTCTTCTTCTCTTCCTCTAACTCTCTCTTATAACCTAATCCACCAAGTTTTACTGTACTCTGGTGCTGTTGATTTTCTTCAATATCCTTATTAAGATATGTATGAAGTTCATCTTTGGCTTTATTTATAGACATCATATATGATTTTCTATTGTTATTGTTTTTGGATATGTTATATAGTTCTACTTGTTTATTAATGAAGTTGGTCATGCAACTAGAGTATCGTTCTCTCATTTTGTTAATTGTATGCACGTCTCTATTGTCATTAAGTGCTTCTAGCTGTATAGGTCTGATACAATTTGCTTTCGTTATCTTTGTATCTTGCTTTACTTCATTACTAGATTTGTCTTCAAACATCCAGTTCAAGTTATCTTCTGCAAGTAAGTTATTACTAACTAATAATAATAATAATACTAATACAATCTTTTTCATCCTTCAACCCCTTTAACCGCATCCTGTATTTCTACAAGCTTTTCTATTTTTTCTTGGCTTAAATCATTTTTTTTACAAAATGCACCAAGCTTTACTAATGCTAGTAAAGATGGGAAGTTTTTGTTCCAGTTCTTAATTGTACCCTCTGATTTCCCAATATATTCTGCAATATCTTTATAAGTTATATTTTTCATGCTCCAATTTTAGCAAAAAACACGAATAAATTAACTTAAACATATTAAAGTCACGAATAGATGACTATTTTAATATGTTTTTAAGGTAACATATCTTAGACTTTCAAATACACAAAGTCATTCATAAGTGACTTTTAATAAAGGAAACAAAATGTTATATGAAAATATAAATCAAGCTAAAACATTAGTTGAACTAGCTTTTATAGTAGTTCCAGTTGTATATCTCCTTATACAAGCTCTAAAAATTAGAAAATCTCTTAAAGGAGTATAAAGTGAAAGTTTTACTAAAAGATTTAAAAGGTTTAGCTGGATTAACAGCATTTGCAGACACAGATGTTGATGGTACTAAAAATAGATGGTCATATTTATTTGCTTTAGAGAGACTACTAGAGAAGCTACAAAGATTACCACATGAGAACATAACTGTAGTATCATCAAATGGCTCTTACTTAATAGATATAGATTTTAACAAGAGTGAAGTGTATAAATATTGCAAGCTGCACTTTTTAACAGTAACAGAAAGTATTCAAGATTTAATGGACTATCTTGAAGATGAAACAACAAAGGATTAAATATGAAAAACTACAACACACACCAAGAACATTTAGATGCTTTAACCGAGGATAGTGAAGATATTAACAACTCAATTACAGCTTTATATCCTGTCATTGGAGTTTTACAAAAGCTGTTATTTGAAAAGCAAGAAGAGCAGTTCTTATTAAAAAAAAGAATTAATGCGAATGATGTGATTTTCAGAGAAATATCAGTTCTTTTAGAAAATCAGTTATCCAAAAAAGAAGAGGAGAAATAAAAATGACATATTATGAATATAAGCAGACAAGAGAAACAGCACACACAGAACTTTTAAATAAATACGGTGTATTTTTTGCATTTAGTAAAGAACAATTTGATGAGGGTAAAAAAGAGGGTGTTGAGTATTACTCTACTGGGCTTGGAATGCTTGTTCCAAAAGATAATTTTGAAATGTTTATAAAAGAACAAGAAGGAAGAGGAGAGGAGTTCATAGTTAAGGCAAAAGAGCTTTTTACTCCAACAGAGATTATTAGGTATGAGCTTGGAAACTATGAGTATTGTATTAGAGAAGACTTAACAGACACAAAAGAAGCACTAGAAGAGTTTAACTTCAGTGATGAAGAGTTCAGAGTGGCAGCTAAAGAATATATGTCTCATTGTGAATATTAAAACGGGAGGTAACTGAAAATGGCGAAGTTCATAAAAAAAGCAGATAGTTTATTGGAACGACTAGAAAATAAATTCTACAAACTATCTACAAAAGTATTCTAAAAAGAATTATTCATCAGTTTACAAGTAGTGAGATACTTGTGAACGAATGAGTGATTATATTCAAAAAGCGATAAGCGAAAGCTTAACTAAAACATACTAAAGGAGAAGATATGTATTGCCAAAGTGCCTTATGTATAAAGGATTCAAGACTATATGAAAAGATATCTAAAAAGATAGATGGAACTTTCATATATGAGGATGTAGATTTACAATCTATAGTAATTGATATAGAAGATATTAGAGATTTTAATCGCATAAAAGATTTTGAACATCTTAAAGCAATAGATGAAGATATTTTTCTTTATCATGCTGTTATGATAAGCGAGAATTAAATTATGAATCATACAAAATCAATAAATCTACAGAGATTACAAGAAGGAAAAGAACAAGTTGGTAGGAAAATAGGAACTACCAGAGTAAAAAAGCCCATACTCAAAAAAGAGTTTGACAGACTCATAAATGCAACACATAAGAGTCTTAGTATAAAGCGTAGCACAAAGGTAAAACTCCATAGTGCATTTACTCTGCTTTATTTAACTGGGTGTCGTGTGAGTGAGATTATAAACATTCATACAGATGAGATTCAAAAGATGGTACAAGATAATGAGTACTCTTTGACAAACGCGACAAAGACTAAAACACCACGACTTATATTATTTGATGAAAACAGAGAGCAAGTGAAGTTTTTAGAAGAGTTGCTACAAAAAAACATAGGCTATCTTTTTGCAAAAAATAACTCAGATAAACCTATGACTGTAAGTGCTCTTAAACTTATGATGAACAAGTTTATACACTCAGTTCTAGGAACTCTCTACTCTACTCATAGCTTTAGAAGCGGTTATATAACTACAGCTCATAGCAAAGACTTGAGCCTTGAGCACATAAGACAAGATATAGGTCATGCAAGTATAGCAACCACGGCAAGATATGCCAGTGTAAGTAATGCAGAGATTTCCCGAGGGAAAAACAGAAGAGAGTGGTAATTTAAGTGGGTACTTTATATACCCCACTTAACTAAAAACATATTTATATAATGAACACAACATAAACTAAGGGGTTAGGAAATGACAATAACAGTAGCACACACAAAAGGCGGAGTAGGTAAAAGCACTCTAGCTTGGCAATTAGCACATTCGCTTAAAGAGATAGATAAGAGTGTAACACTCGTAGACCTTGACTTTCAGCAGACACTATACTTTGTAAACCAAATCCGTGGACTTGATGACATAGAAGTACTACAACCTAAAACAGTGGGTGAAGTACTAGAAGTTCTTTTACAAGCAACAAACAAAAAGAGCGACTATTACATAGTAGATATTGGCGGTTTTGATAGCGACATAAACAGAACAGCTATAGACTGCTCTCATAAAGTACTCATACCTATAAGTGATAGTGTCACAGAGGTTTTAGGCTTTAAAACATTTGAGGGCATACTTGATACTCTCATACTTGGAGATACTGAGTTTAACATAGTGCTCAACAACATCCACCCACTCACTCGTAATTTTAGCATCATAAAAGAAGCCATAGGAGAACAATATAAACTCCTTAGCACAGTCATAAGAAGTAGAAAGCTATATAAGTCTACTCTTGGTGTAGGTGCTAGTGTTTTTGACACAAATAACGACAGAGCAAAAGAAGAGATAAGAGGACTAAGAGATGAACTTATCGGCAATTAAAAAAGCGACAGAGGGAAACACTCGTACAGGTGGCATAAGCTCATTCGCAGAGATAGAACTCTCAAAAATCTATGCAAATCCTAAGCAACCCCGTAAAGAGTTTGACTCGTATGCACTCATAGAGCTAGCAAGAGACATAGAGACAAACGGACTTTTGCAACCTATAGTTGTTGTCAAACGCGATGATGGTTACATGATAGTAAGCGGTGAGAGAAGATACCGTGCTCATAAGCAGTTTACAACTATGACAACCATAAAAACACACATAGTAAATGTAGATGATGCAAAAGTCTTAGAACTTGCACTTATAGAGAACATACAAAGAGAGGACTTAACAGACTTCGAGATAGCAGTTCATATCGGGAAGCTACAAGCAAGTGGAAAGTATGAATGTAAACGCGACTTAGCAAAAGCTATAGGGAAGTCACAGTCTTATCTCTCTAAAGCTTTTTCTTGTCTCAAGCTCGACGAGAGCATCATCAAAGATATAGAAGAGGGAAAAAGAGATATAGGCTTATCTGTTTTAGATGAGATAGCAAGACTCCCCGATAAGAAGATACAAAAAGAAGTCTATGATCTCATAGTAAAAAAAGAGATTACCCGTGATGAGATAAAGAACTTTAAAAGTTTAGAGGGATGGGATGGTGCTAAAGTAAAAGAAGTACCTCAAAGGAAGATAAACAAAAGCAAAGTATTTATCTCTTATGGTTTTGGAACAGTAAACGACATGGGAAATTTTATAAGCTTAAGCAGTGGCGACTTAGAAGGTCGCATCGCTATTGATACTGAAGACTTTGTAAAACACTCAAATAACAATAACTACAAAATCACAATAGAGGAGATATAAATGTTCAAAAGAATATGGAAGTTTTTTATATGTATTTTTAAAAAAAGAAAATGGGGAGAAAACCGATGAAAACAAAAAGAGAAGCATTAGAGATGTTTCGTTCTATGAGCCATGAGAGGCTAGTAAAGCAAAGAGAGATTATATCTTCATCTATGGACTACAAGATGGAGACCAAAGACTTGCTTATGGAGGCTATAGACTCATGCCTAAACAGAGACCAACTAAGGCATATAGCCATAGTCCCTGAAGCAGACTTAAAACTAGGAGAACTCTAGTGAATGGGCAAATGTACTCGCTCAGAGGAGTATATGATGGAAAAGAGTATGAAGAGATATCAAGAGATATAAAATATCTTCAGAGTTTTTTATCTTATCTTCGCAGACACGGAGGAGATGGGTTTATATGGAGGAAGTAATGAGTAAAAATCAGTTAGCAATAATAGTAAATAAAACTTGCGACATCTGTATGTTTGTAGATGTGCAAGAAGGTACAGAGACTCTACTATGTGTAAAGTATGATAGCAAAGTAGATGATAAGTTTTTATGTAATGAGTTCGAGTTGTGCAAAGAAGTGATGAGTGATACTTTCTTTGATATACAAAGAGTTCAAGAGTATGAAGAACAAATATAAATTAAGGAAAAGAAAATGACAAAAGAAAATCATGAAGAGATGCATACAGAAATGCCAATGGATAACGGAGAAAGTATACATGAAGAAGTTGCTGCTCTTATAGAAGATATAGACAAGAAAATAAACAGATTTGTATCACTTACTAATGCAAAAGGTAAACTTGTTAAAAAAAGATGGAGAGATATCAAAAAGGGTAGAATAGAAAAAGTTGCAAGTGATAGAGTAGCAGAGCTTGAAAAAGCAGTGCAAGCTTATTATGTATCTAAAGGTCTAACTCTTAACGATGGCACATGGGAGTTTCAAGTTTCCATACTTACTGAACATAAACAAAAAAACCTCAGAGTTGTATTGGCTGTATCAGGTCAAGAACCTTTTGTTGAGCTAGAAGTAGCCCAAGCAAAAAGCACACAACAAATGTTCGATGAAGCTTTTAAGTACTTCGCAAAATGATAGGCTTTTTAAGAGGTAAACCAGTAAGCCAAGTAGATAGTTTACTCATAAATGGTCAAGAGTTTGGGGAAGAACAGATAAAAAGAGTTTTAAAAGATGTTAAAGCAGATAAAAAAACTAAGGGGAAGAAAAAATGAAAAAAGTAATGTGGATAGATACTGAAACAACAGGGTTGGAAGTTGATAAGCATGGGCTTAGAGAAGTGGCATTTATTATTGAGATAGATAATGTTGTGAAAGAGAGGCTCTTGCTATATATAGACACAACTACGTACAAAAATGAAAAATATATAAGTAAGTATGTTAAAGATATGATGGGAGTCGATGAAGAAGAACTTCACAAATACCCAGATAGTTCAGCACAACTAAAACAATTTATCGGATTTATAGGAAAATATACTATTTTAGATGCAAAAAATGATAATTTTACTATGGCTGGTTTTAATGTTGAGTTTGACTTTAATTTTATAGAAGAGTGGTTTAAAGATGGTGGAGAATATCTTAGTTTCTATAGATCGTTTGGTTATCAAAAGATAGATGTTTTAGAATTTGTAAGAAACCTAAAATATTTAGATTTATTTGAGAGTGAAAATAACAAGCTTGAGACGCTCTGTAATCACTTCGGCATAGAGATAGATGCTCACTGTGCTCTTAGTGATATAGAAGCTACTAAAAAACTGCATGAACTTTTAGCGCGAAGATACATTAAAAGACCTTAAGGCATAAAAAATGATAAAAAGCACTTCATTAGAGTCTTTAAAGGCTCAGATAGATATAGTAGACATCATAAGTAACTCTATCGAGCTTAAAAAAGCTGGAGCGAACTTTAAGGCTAACTGTCCTTTTCATGAAGAGAAGAGTGGAAGCTTTGTCATTAGTCCATCTAAGCAGATATGCCACTGTTTCGGTTGTGGTTATGGTTCAGATGCTATAGGCTTTGTCCAAGAGTATAAAAAACTTACATTTATAGAGTCAGTTGAGTACATAGCAAACGATATGAACTTTACTTTAGAGTACGACTCAAGTGTAGAAAAAAAAGACTACTCCAAACTAATGGAACACATGAACAACTTTTATCTAAAACATATAAGTAAAGACATCTTAGAGTACTTGCATGAGAGAGGCATAAGCAACGAGAGTATAAAAACTTTTGAGATAGGTTTCGCACCTACATCAGACCTGCAACTGCAAACACTTCCTGAGAACTTCTTTAGTATGAGTGATGCTATGGAGTGCGGAGTAGTTGCGATGGATGAGAAGAGCAAAACTTATGCAAGGCTAACCAAACGCATCAGTTTCCCCATAAGAAACCATACAGGCAAGCTCATAGGTTTTGGTGGTCGCATACTCCAAGGCGATACAAGAGGAGCAAAGTATATAAACTCCCCACAAACCAAACTCTTTGATAAGTCTCGTAACCTGTACGGATACAACATAGCAAAAGAGCATATCTACAAAAAAGGTACATTCGTAGTTACGGAGGGTTACTTAGATGTAGTTATGTTCCATCAAGCGGGCATACAGACAGCAGTAGCAACGATGGGAACTGCATTAACTGAGCTTCACTGCAACATCATAAAAAAAGCTAGGGCAAAAGCTCTTATCTGCTTTGATGGAGATAAGGCAGGACTATCTGCTGCATTTAAAGCAAGTAAGCTTTTGTGCTCACATGATATACATGGTGGGGTAGTAGTTTTTCCCGAGGGAAAAGACCCAGCCGATATGGTAAAAGATGACAACAAAGAAGAACTGTATGAGATTATGGGTAAGAGCATTCCATTTATTAAGTATGCTATTTCACATATAGCCCAAAACTATAAGCTAAATATCCCTCAACAAAAACAAGAAGCTCTGCAAGAAGTACAACAGTTCTTAAGGACTTTAAGCCCTCTTATCCAAGATGAGTACAAGCCTTATGTAGCAAAAGTGCTCAACATAAACCAAAACCATATAATCACTATAAGTACAAATGAAGAGTTTGTGCAGCAACCAGCACAACAGAGTCAGCTCATAAATATAAACGAGATGAACATCATAAAGACTGCAAGCGAAAATGATACTTTTTTTGAAATAGTACTTGACTTTATAGATACACCTATGTTTAGTTACCATCAAAGAGAGTTCGAGATGCTCAAATCCAAAGATGCAACACTTGGAGGACTTCTCCTAAGAGATGGACTGACTATTTATACAGAAGATGAGCTAACGAAACAGCTCAAGATGATTCTCATAGCTTATCACGAAAGACAAATTCAACTTATTATCAATTCACAAGATGATTATGAGAAGAAAAGTTTTGAAATGAAGAAAATAAAAGGAGTCATTTTTGGACTCAAAAAACATTTAAATACAAAGGAGAAAATAGTATGAAAAAGAAACTACACCCATTGATAAATAAAGATTCAGCACACTATGACATAGATGAAAAGAGTGCTATAGAAATACTAGAAGGACTACTCACTGTAACAGAGATGATGGGGTTTTGTAAAGCGAATATATTTAAGCATGAGTATAGAAAACATGCAAAAGGGCAGATAAGGAGTGATGAAAAAAAGATAGATACTTACAAGAAGTATCTTGAGTTACTAGAACACCTTGATGGTTTAGGCTACTGGGATGACATGGTAGAGTTAGCTCTTGCTAAGAGTATGATTGAGTATAGATATAGATAAAGGGACTATGATGAAACAAGAACTAAACAGAAACTTACTCGTAGGTATGTTTATACTAGGTGCCATGAGTCACTATGTTTCAGCTATATAGCAAAACATAAAGACATTCGCTATATAGCTGAAACATTACGGAAGAAACATTTTAATATAAAAAATAGCGATGCTAAAACTAGAATGATGGCAAATCCATCAACCATATCTGACATGATAAGTAAAACGAAAAACGAAAAAAAGAGACACCAACTCCTACAACAAGGGAAAAATGCACAAAAAAGAATGATTCAAAGTGCTAACTACTGGGAGACTCATGCAAAAGTGAGTGATAGTGCATGGATAAAAGCTGCTAAAGCATTTCCTGCAACAAACGCCATAACAGTAAACCAACTTATACTAGCTCTTCTTAGAAAAGAAGAGAGTATGAAAAAGTGGTATGGCTTCAATGGTAAAAAGCTAGAAAAGTATTCAGACAGTACACTAAACCAGCATATATTCTCAAGCAGTAGAGTAGCAACAGCACTTATAAAAGAGCTTGATAGTGAGATAGCTTACTATTATTTTAATGAAAGGGGTGTGGCATGAGAGAAATTAAGTTTAGGTATTGGACGAGCGATAAAATGCTAAATCAAGAAGCAATTATCAATAGTTTAAACAAGTATATTGCGAGGAACGATGAAAATCTTATGCAATACACAGGCTTAAAAGATAAAAATGGTGTTGAGATTTATGAGGGTGATATCGTTTCTTTTAACAGTATAGGTAATGAAATAAGATATATTAAGTTTGAAAATGGTGGATTTTATTGCATATCTGACAACAATAAATATCATAGAAGATGGGAAGTGAACCCTAGTACAGACCTTGAAGTTATCGGAAACATTTATGAAAATAAGGAGCTAGTAAATGTCGGATAATAAATGGGATTGTAAAACTTGTTATCACTGGTACGATGATGGAACTTGTGATATGTGTTCTTATGGTTATCCATATTCTATAGACAATAATGGATTAAAACCTAAAGAAGTAAAAGATTGCAATGCTTATGTAGAAAAAAAGGAAAAGAAAAATGCCATTAACTCATGATGACTTAATAAATGCAAGAGATATGCTAGCAAAGCAGAATGGGCAAGTACCAACACTACCATACTCACTTATAAGTAATGAAAACTTTAAAAAGCTTATGTATCTAGCTAAAAATTATAAAACAAGAACACAGTTTATAAAAAGAAACCGCTTTAAAACATCAAAAAAAGAGAGATATAGAAAAACATTTTTATTTATTCCTATAGAAATCATAAATGAGAAATGTTTAAAAATATACGGAACATTTATTGTGCCAATAGATACATCATTTTAAAGGAGAGTTTAAAACTATCCCATCAATGACCCCACTAGCCAACTCACTAGACTTCAAGTAGTTCATAGTAAGATACTTCTTGATAGTGTTAGGGTCGTTATGCCCTAAAGCACCACTAAGGTGCATACTCTCTAAGCCTTGTTCAGCCATAGCACTTACTATTACATTTCTTAAGTAGTGTATGCCGAATTTATCATCTTGAAGCCTAGCCTTAAGCTTATTAGTAATCTTTCTAATATCCACGAGATGCGAACCAGTTCTACGAGAAGTAAAAACCCACTCACTAACGCGAGGTATCTCTTTTAAATTGTCTTTGATAACATTAGGTAAAAATATCTTCTGCTCTTCATTATTCTTAGTGTTTCTCAAAATGTAGTAAGAGTTATCTATACTGACATCTTCCCACTTAAGAGTAAGTATCTCTCCTCTTCTTCTACCTTGAAGGGCAAACAGAAAAAGAGAAAGATAAAAAGGATCATCTCCAAACTCTTCATATATAGCTTTATATATTTTTGTAAGTTCTACACCAGCCTCACTAACTATTTTCTTTGTTTTAGGTAGTTTAATAACTATGCCATCAAGAGGGTTGTAAGAGATAAGCCTATTTGCAATAGCACTTTTAAAAGCAGGGGAGAGTGCTTCAAGAGTCTGCTTAACAGTTCGAGGAGCAAGACCTAAATCTTCTTGACTCTTTATGCTCTGTTTTATATGTAGTTGTCGTATGTCCACAACTCTCTTCATCCCACAAATCGGACTTACATATCTATCATAATGACTTTTTCTAGTTTTAGTATTGTTTGTATCAGGTCTTAATTTAAAAAAGCTAGACATAAACTCATCAAGAGTAACTTTGTCACTAAGTACTGAATCTTTTTTATCATTCTTGATTTTTATAAGTTCAGCACGAGCAGTAGATATTTTATCTTTTTTGTTCCAACTGATTTTATCTGTTAAATCTATCAGACCGCTATATGTTTTTTTCTCATAAGTAAATCTATATAAAAATATAGTGTGCTTTTTATTGGACCATAATCCAGATTCTAGTTTAATCGAATAATCTCTTCTATCAATTGCCATTATTATAATCCCTACTTTATATTAATGGGTACCAAGATGGGTACCAAGTTCATAGATAGAAGTATAGGTTAATATATATTAAGATAGAATTACAAACACAATAGATGGGTGCATCTATACTAATATGTAACTACATAGAATTAAGTGCTTTTGTCTCATAACGGAGTGGTCATGTGTTCGAGTCACATAGGACCCACCACTTTACAATCCCCCAAACAACGACATTTCAAAGAATTTATAAACTGATAAATCTATTTAAGTTTTTAATGGGTACCAAGATGGGTACCAAGTTTGTCTTTATTTTTAACACTTTTCATCTAATACAACATCCAAAATAGGTTCACTCTCTCTCTTCATTAATTCCTCAAGCTGTTCTATAGTAAGGTCGTTTAACTCTTCAGGAGAGTAATTACCATTGGCATTAAATATGACAGTCTCAGGACTCTTACCAAACCTAGCTTCTTTAGCTATCTTATGTATCTCACTACTTGCTTTTATATCTGCTTGCTTGACTTTAGATATATCTTTTTTCACTTGGTTATTTAAAACGATAGAACTAAGCATAGAGTTTTTAAAGAGTTGTGAGTCAAAGTAGTCAGCACCTACAGATGCTAAGAGTGTGACATCGGCTTCTACTCTTGCTTGTATCTCAGCATTTTCACTACCGACACTCAGCATTCCATCCGTTTTTATAGCACCATCTTTAGTGATACCTTGGTATCTATTGACTCTGTTTTTCATCTCATCATAAACAGAAGTAGCTTTTAACTCTTCTCTGAGCTTCATAGTAGTCTGTTCTATAGTTCCAGCCTTGCATCCTTGAACCCAAATACCGCCAAACTCTTCTCTATCATCATTTTTCCAGTCACTCAGAGTAGATATCCCTACCGACTCTTGTTTTGATATGGTAGTAAGACTCATATCAAGAACCTCAAAGAGTGCTCTACATTTAAACCGTATTTCTATATCATGTGCCATCTATTCCCCTTTTAGCTTTTTAAGTTCAGTTTCTAAACTCTCAGTTATCTCTTTAAACATAGTTGTTTTATTTGTATAAGCATCATTGATTAGTTTCTCTTTTTGAGTCTTACTTAAACTCTTATCATAAGAAACAACTTCTATACTAACTTTTATCTGAGTAAGTGTCTTGTTAAACTTCTTAAGCATTTTATCAACACTTAAATAAGCTTGTTTTTCTTTATCGCTCATGTATGCTCTTATGTCTTTACCTTTATCGATAAAAGCTTCTTTTCTTTTCTTCTCATAACTAGCCTTAACCCCACTTGCCTTTTTCATTAGCTCATAGTACTTTTCACTATACTTGCTTCTAGGTTCTACCTCTCTAGCTTTAAATCTATATGTTAAAAACTCTAAAGCATTTCTCTCAAATGGTCTTGCTCCCCACTCTTTTTTATTCCAAAGTAAATTCTCTGTAACTTCTTCTATCATTTTTGCAGTAAGTCCAAGGTATCCATCTACATAGTGTTGCAGTTTTATAGGACTCGTTCCTGTAGCCTTGCCAAACTCTCTATACATCTTTGGAGTGCTGCTAAAGTATTGGTCACTTAAGTCATCTAAATTTTGCATATTTCTAGGAACTATAGGAGAACCAGTCCAGTTAGTGTTTGTCATATCTTCAAGTATCGGCTGGAACAAACCACTAATATCTCCAACACTAAACATATTTTTAGATCCCCAAAGAAAGTCTTTTACCGCTTGCTCTCCATGCTTAGTATAAATACCATCTACTATAATCTCAGGAATAGTAGAAAATGCAAAACCTATATCATAAGGTCTTGGTACTTTTATATGATTATCTCCAATAAAGAAATGCCAGTACATAAGTTTAGAGTCTCGTGTAAGTTTTTTATATCTCTCATCATCTCTATTTTGAAACCATAAAGCAAGAGTAAGCCCAGCTATCATCCCACCAGTAGCATAAATCTTTATCTTATGTGTTTGAAGCTCTCCAAGTTGATTTTTAAACTTGATTGCATTAGAAAACTGCATCTCTCCATTTAAAGAGAAAATTCTTCTTGCAGTTTTATCTATACCATTGATACCCGCTTTCATAAAAGGAACCGTAGCCATAAACCCACTAAATGTATCGTTACCACCTTTTATGGCAAAGTCAGTACTTACCTCACGAGCTTCATAAGAAGATTGCAGATTACTCTTACCGCTCCTTTGTGCTAAAGAAAAATCTCCAACACGAGTTCCATACTCAAATATATCAGCACCGTACTCCATAGCACTTATAAGTTTACTAACTAAATCAAGCCCACGATTAACCTTTAGCATTGACATGGCTTGTATATCACTTCCAAGAGTTGTTCTTCTTGTTCCATATCCAGAACCACTAGCCATAAACTCTTTAAAAGTTTTTGACTTCGTTACAAAGTGATAAGCACCAGCTATTGAACTAAGTACAGGCTTAAAGTTGTTTTTACTAAGAACACTCGCAGAGATAGTATCTCGCACAAAGTTTGTTAGATAAAAAAGAGGATTATTAGTAATGTTCCAAGTCATAACATTTTTTATAGTCATGAGTCCTTGAACTAGCTCATTGTAATTAGCACTCCTAAAAGAAGTCATCGCATCAACAAGAGCCTTATCATTAACCTCAAAGTAAACAACCTTATCATCTATGATTGCACTATCTATATATGCAGTTTTAGAAGTAGGTTTATGCCCATGAGTCCAAAACTCTAAAGCCTCAGGGTTTTGTACAAGATTAGCTTCTATCTCTTTAACATCTATGATATTGTCACTTGTTATATCACCACTAAGTATCATTCCATCTTTACTTACAGTTATGCCAAGTTCACTCATTATAAGAGCTATCTTTTTAGCTTGCTGTTGAATATCACTTTTTACAAGCTTATCTTCTACACTCACCTTAGTTGCATAAACACCACCCATACCACTCTCTTGAAGCATCTCATAAAATACAGATTTCCCTCGGGAAATTAGAGCCTCTTTAATATTACTTTCTATGCCATTAATAATATTTTCCATTATATCGCCTAAAGAACGAGTACCACCAGTGAGTCTTTGTCCTATAGTTGCTGGTGCTACTTCTCCAAACTGCACACTCTCAGTAACTCTAGCAAATGGAACATAGTTTTTATTAAACTCTTTGAAGTTCTCTCTTTGAGAAGTCGTAATGAGATTCATATTTACATAAAAATCAAGCATCCTATCATTAAACTCTTGATACTCATCAGAAACAGATTCAAACTCAGGATACATTTCGCCAAGGTCAAGCCCTATTTTTATCTCATCTTTACTTATAAGGTTCTCTCTACCTTGTGCCATAAGCTCATTAGCTCTCTTTGCTACAAGATAATCGCTAAAGAGTCGTACTCTCTCTTCTCCTTTAGAAGTAACAGGTGCAAATATATCATTCAAAGCTTTTCCACTATAAGATATATCTCCATTATCTTGTACAGTAGGGATTCCTATATTCATAGCACTATACATAATTGAACTAGCACCATTGACTAACTGTAAGAGCTTATAAGGACTATCAATCGCATCAGATGCATTGTCACCTAAAACTTCTGCTTCTATGCGTTTAATGCTATGTATCTTGTCTATAGTAGCTTGTCTAAAGTTCTTCGCTATCTCTGCTTGACTTCTTTGTAACTTCTTTGCAGTTTTATTTAATTCTCCACCTTGCTTACTTCTAAGGGTTGCGTGAGAACCTTGGTGGAAGTACTGGTGTAGACCCTCTTGCAGTAAAGTCATTTTTTTAAGCAGCACTTTATCTGATGAGAGTTTTACCTCAAAGTCTGCTACCATATTTGGAGCCACAAGTTCAAGAGAATTGTAGTTAGTTAGCCATAGTCTAACAAACTCTGCAAAACCCTCTCTTATTACATTCTTTGGGTTTGTAGTATAGCTGAGTGCTTTTACTTCTTCTTTGTTTCTAAGTATCTCAACTCTAAAGAAACTATCATTCGATTTTTTAGTCTTGTTCTTGTAAAAGAAGTCTAAGTAGTGTGCCATCTCATGAGCCATTACTTCCATGTCACTATAGTTTTTTACTCGTATAGCACTATCTTGTCTTTTGTAAACACCTAAAGCACTCTTAGCTTTTATTTTTGCTTCGTAGAGTCTATTGCCTATAATGTCTTTAAGATATACTCTTAAGCTATCAGCATTTATAGGAGCATCTATGCTTGGAAGAAGTACAGTTTTTACACCTATGTCTATAGTTCCATCTTTAGAACGAGTCGGCATATTTGAAGAAGAGTAAGTAGGTATATAGTTCGCTCCAGCTTCATCAAAACCATTAGCACGAGCATAAGCATCTGCTTCTTCTTGATTTTTTTTCTCTTTTTGAGTCATATTGTTATTAATAGAATGGTTCATCTTGTTTTGCATATAACTATCCGAGCCACTATCGCTTACATTCTCTTCACTCTCAAGTATCTGTTGCTCTGTGTATGCAGCTTTTATGAGAGCTATATCTACATTCACACCATCTTTTGTATACTCATCAGTGATAAACTTAGTATCTGCAAGCTGTGTAGCTTGCATCTCTCTTCTCCCATCAAGCTTACTCTCAATAGTTTTTATATCATCTCTTATCTCTTGAATAGTGTTTTCATATTTTACTTTTCGAGCTTGATTATCTGAGATATACTTCTCTAGTTTAGCTTTTTTCTCTGCTACATCTTTAACAGCTTTATACTCAGGGTAGTTCTTCTCTTGCAAGTTAGACTCTACACCTTTTATTCCGTTTTCATAGTTTACAATAGAACCCTGCTTAATTCTAATATCAGCTTCAAGTTTTGTCACTATATTTTTAAGATTGTTAGCGTCCACTACAGCATTATCTATAACTCTCTGTTTTCTAAGTTTCTCTCTCACAAATGGATCACTCTCTAAATCTATTATAGCTTGATATGGGTCAGTCATAGACTTGTTGTCTATCTTAGAAACACCATCATTATATACAATATCAGATGTATCACTAAAACCATATATGTCGTTAAACCCTCTCTTAGCAATAACAATGTCATAACTTCTTTTATCAAAGGTTCCAAGTTGGAAGAACTTATGTGTTCGTACAGAAGCATTTTCATTACCTTGTCTTACACCACGGTTATTCCTCTGCTCTATTTCATCAGGGCGAAAAGGAATATCTAACTGATATATGTCAGTAGTTTTTCTGTTTAGGTCTACTCCAACACCAAGCTTAGATGTATTGCCTATAATGACTTTTATCTTTCCTTCATTATACATATCCATGATTTTGTTTAACATGTCAGGTTTAATAGAACCCTTTGAGACTTTACCAGTGTTATGGTTTACAAACTCACCACCATTAACAAACACAACCTCTGTTTCATCAAAAAGACCAGTAGCTAAAACTTGCTCTCGTATCTCTTGGTGTGTAGAAGTTGTAGTACCATCAGGATTTTTTACTTTTAATCTATCTAAAAATATTATCTGTCCGCTATCAGGGTTCTCTTTATATTGATTTTTAACAAGGTCTACTGTTTTTAATATCTTGTTGTTTTCTATCGTAGCTTCATCATTAACAATAAGCTCTGAGAGTTCATCATGTGTAAGTTCAGACTTTCCTTTAGTGCCTATATCGTAGAGTCTCAAGTCTATAGATGCACTTCGACCTGCACCCATAGGAACAAGTGCTATCTCTATACTATCAGCAGTTATTGCACCAGATTTTAAAAGTTTACCATCTTCTATAGCTTGAATAAGTCGAGCTTGCACATCCCCAAAGATTACCTCCCCAGCTTTTGAGAGTTTCATATAGTGTTCTACTTCTATCTGCTTAGGTCGTGGTAAGTCAGGCATAGACTCAAAACCTTTATAGTCTACATATCTATCAAGTATCTTACCTAACCACTCCAAGTTTTTCATACTACCGAGACCTTCTCTTTTTACTATCTTACCAATACTATCTGTAGTCTCATAATTTTCAATGTCATAAAAAGTATCTACAAAATCACTAGAAGCTTCTATGCCGTACTCTAAAAGGATATTCTCATCTAGGTGTTGCAGGAGTGTATATAGTTCAAGAGGTTTGTTTGGTGTTGGTGTCCCTGTGAGGAGTATTACATTGTTACCATTGTTGTTTTGAGATACATATTTACTTTTAAATCTAAAGTCATAACTTCTCATAGAACCAAGAGTAGCAGAGTAAGGCTCTGCACCATCTTTAATATCTTTAGTAGTCAGACTCTTTCCAGCTTTATCGGAGTACTTGATAGCTATAGTTGCCCCAAGTCCACCTTTAACATCTTTACCTTGCATACCTATGTTTTTATAGTACTGCACTTCATCTGCTATAAGTCCATCAAAGCCAAGTTTTGCAAAGTCAAACTCAACCTCTCCACCATAAGCTTGTCTCAGACCTACTTTAAGAGCTTTTCTTTTTTGCTCCGCAGATACTATCTCTTTTTTATCTTTTTTACTTGCATCATCTGTAGCACTCTCTTCTTTTATCATCTGAGCTACAAGGTCATCAACATACTCACTGAGCACATCACTAGGCAGACCAAACTTTTGAAACATTGTATCGCCAATGATAGTAAAGTCATATCTATTATTAGCAAGGTCAAATGCCATCTGCTCTTTCTCTTCACGAGAGAGTTGTGTCCACTCTTTAGCATTACCTTTATTCTTTCCACTCTTCACTTTTGGAAACTCGTAAACACTAGCATCAGGATACAATTCTTTAACAGTTTCTTCCCATTGTGCTATGGTATTTACAGGAACAACAAAAAGAGGTTTTTTCATTACACTCTGATCCAAAAGGTTTTTAACTGCTACAACTGCTGTGATTGTTTTTCCTCCGCCGGGGGCAAAAGCTAAAACACCTTTTTTATTAAAGACTATTTTTTCAGCACCCTCGGCTTGATGCCCTTGCATTTTAAAAGGTTTACCACGAAAAGACTTAGGTAAATCTCTTAAGAGTACACCAGTCATTTCAGGTCTTACATAGAAGTTTGAAAATCTATTGTACTCATCTGTAAGTATTTCAGAAAGTCCAACACTTTCTATGTATTGCATGACTTTAGGAACAAGAGTAACATTTAAAATCTCTTCCGCATCCATAGTTCTTTGGATATTTTCAGAATCACTCTCATCTTTGAGCTTTGGTGCAAGGGCTGTTTTATTTAAGTATCTGTTATAAAGTTCAGCATGAGAAGCATTCCCATTAAAAACACTATCATTAACTTTAAGTTCTCCCTTTTGCACTGCAAGAAGTTTATCTTTTACAACACTCGGTATCCAAGACTCTCCGCCCTTAACTTTTATACTCTTGTAGGGAATCGCTTTGGGGATAATACCTTTAAGGTTTGTATATTGAGCCTTATACTCAGCACTTGAAATATTACCACTAGCATTAAGATTTTCTAAGTTGTCTAGCTTTTTATAAACATTACCAGCATAGTACATAAATCCAAGTTGAATTTCATTCTCACCACTTTGTACAAAAAGACTTTCGCTCTTTAGCTGCTTAATATCATTTGAGTTTAAAAACTCATACGATTTAGAAGTATCTATGATGCTATCAAAGTTTGAGTAAAAGAGTGCTCTATCCATAAGAGGGCTAGATGAGTCTATCTTTATATCTCCACTATTTTTAAAACGTGTCTTTTCTCCATAAATAGCAGCAGGGTTAAAATCTTTGTCAAAGTAAGACATAAACTCTTTGAGTTTTACATCTGCACGATTAGCTTTCATAAACTTTTTAAGTCCAAGGTCATTATGTGGAGACTTCTCATATATCTCTTTATAGGACTCTATCTCACTAAGTGCATTTTCTAAGAGTGTTTTACTTTCTTGATTTACCGCATCTTCTGTTAAGGTCATGATTCTGTTTAAGTGCAAAGCCTTATTTGTATTGTTTCCTTTGAGTTTAGTTCCAAACATTACTATCTGCTCAGAGTCCCTAAAAGTCACTACTTTGTCAAAGAGAGTAAAACTATCACTTGTAATTTCAGAGAACACCTTTGTGTCTTGAACAACTTTCATAACAAGGGCATTATTTTTAGCATAGACTCTAGCTTCATCTAAGTCTACAAAATTGCTCTTTTCTTCTTTAGACTTTTTAAGTTTTTTATATGGCTCATAATTGAGTTTGATTTTTTCTAGATTACTCTCGCCTCGAACTATCCAACCCTCTTTACCCATCTTAGTTTTATCTTTATCTATAAGAACTTCATCCCCTAAAAGAAACTCAGGGTTAGCTATGAAGTACTCATTCATAGCAAATCCCTCTCTAGAGCCAACATTGATAAAGAGATTGTTTATGTCATTTTGTCTTGACTCTACACCACTAGGTCTTTTTTGTATGAAGATTATATCTATCATAGTGTCTGTATGAGAATTTTTTGCTTGACTCTTCTCAGGTAGTCTAAAAGCCCCTATTAAGTCGCCTCTATCCATAAGATACTTTCTCAAACTTCTAGCCGTAGTAGTCCCATCCATAGTACCAGTACTTGTCATAAACGCGACAACACCATTATCTTTTACCTTGTCTATTGAATGAGCAAAGTAAAAGTTGTGAATTGCTTTAAACGCTGGCTTAATAGTCATGGCATGTTCTCTCATAAGCAACTGCTCACTTGCAAAAGGAACATTAGAGATGATTAGGTCGTAGTTTTTACCAGCGAATGTTTCATAAGTTTCATCATAAAAGTTTTTTATTTGAGGGTATAACCTTTTAGTCACTTCTATATTTGTAGTGTCTATATCCACAACATCCCATGAGGCATCAGGATTAAAGCCTACAAAGTTACCACTTCCAACTGCTGGCTCTAGTACCTTGTCCATAGTGATACCAGTACTTTTTAAAGCGGAGTACATAGCATCTACTGTTTCATAGTTTGTATAGTGTTGATTGATAGAGTTTTCATTAACTGCATCAAGCCCACCCTCTCCAGTATAGTGTCTAAGTATCTCTCTATCTGCCTCAGTTATCTCTTCTAAAGGTTTTTTGATGATGTCAAGGGCAGAAGCATTAAACTTTTTTCTCTGCCCTTTAGTTAGTTCTACTGATTCTTTACCTACTAGGCTGTAGTTCTTTGTAGGAGTGAGTCGTTCATTAGGTTTTGGTAGTACTGTGTCTGCATTAGTTGTTTGTTGCTCATTGAGTTTATCTTCGCTAGTGGTCGGAAGTCTGTCCACTCTTTCATCTTTTGTGGGTACTTCATTTCTATTGCTTCTATCATCACTAAGTCTGTCAGGTCGTTTATCGCTGTTTGGTACTGACTTGTCACTTCCTTTATCGCTTTTGGATTCAGGTGTTTTTTGTTTTGCAGTTGGTACTCCAGCTGTATCACTTGTTCTGTCAGTTGTTGTACTGCTTTTATTTTCGCTTGCATTTTTTGTTTCCTCTCTTTTAATTCTATTTTCAACTTCATATATTATATCATCTATAAACTCTTTACTGTCAAGTTTATGTGTAGGTATGAACTGATTATTACCATCAACACCACTCTTTGAAGTGGTCCTAAAAAGATGCCCACCAACAAATCCATCACTAAGAGTATAGGCATCATTATTGGAGTCACTCTTGTAATCTAAGTCATAGTTTAAAGAGACATATATCCCTATGTCACTCTTTGGTTTAAATAATTTAAAAGTAGTATTTCCTCCTGCTTCTGCAATGTTATCACTTACTCCATTATATGAAAGTTTTTTACCCTTAGCATTCAGAGCAAACTCATATCCTAGTCTATCAGCTAGTTGTTTTACATACCTTGCTACATCTTTTTGAATCTGCTTAGAGATTAACCTGCTTGGTATCTCATCAGTAACACCTTTAGTGCTGTAGACCTTAGCACTATCAAATATTATATCTTTTGGAGTTTGTCTATTGTCACTAGCATCGCTGTCTCTTGTGACTCTTGTTTGTCCTTTGTCAGACTTAGCTGTCTCTTGTAAGTCTGCATCGCTTCCTCTGCTAGCTGTGCTATCTTTTCTTCTTTGAGTTCCATCTTCATACTTTTTGATTGTATCTTTATCCAGCCCTTCATATTTTCTAAGTTCACTTTCATTTTTGTATACCTCCCTTGTTTGATTGAGTTGTTTTGCTTTAACATCTAGTGCGGTAGCCATTTCGTTTAAAGCTATTGTAGTAGCTTCATTTTTTGGTAAGTCTCCACTCTCTAGTTTGTCTATAAAGTTTTTGTACTTCTGCTCGCTACCATAGTAACTAGCCTTAGATAGTTTAGATACGAGATAAACTTTAGAAAGATTACTATACTCATACTCAGGAGTAGAACCAGTCCAAGATGCACCCTGTCTAATACTATCTTCTTTTTGTTTATCAAGTTTAAAATCTGTCAGTTTGCCATCTTTTTTTATTTCAAGAACACTTCCATCATCATATATCTTGTAGTTTGTATCATTTATAGATACATCTGTAGTTATTTCATCTTGCTTGCTTGAGGGTACTTCTGTACTACCATCTTCTTGGATTCCTCCTTGGAGTATCCCTCCTCTTGTAGTCTCTTGTACATCTCCATTATCTTTGGTTTTACTTTCTGAAACTCCCGTCTCACTTCTCGCTCCTTGAGTCTCTGTAGTGTCGCTTGTTCTTCTTGGGATTGTGCCATTTTCTACTCCTTTTAAGTTATTCTCTAGTAAATCATAAAGAGCTTTTTGCTCTTGTATCTCTATCTCATTTAAGTCCCATCTCCCATCAAGTTCATCAAACCTAATTATCTCTTTTACAAGATGTGGGTCTCCTGCACTATGTAAAGCATTCATCGCTCTATCTGACAACTCCGTATATGTACCATTATTTGCATCTGTAAGTGCTGTAATTATATCACTATATTTTGTAGTATCACTCACTATCTCTTTTGCCCATGATGGAGTAATATACTCCTCACTTGCTTGTGTATCAAAAAGAGCATTTTGTCCTGTTGGTTCTAGTCCAGTAAGTGAACCCTGTTTGCTCTGAACTTTTTTAGTATTAGTACTTAAAAAGTCATAAGCTCTTTGAGTCTCAGCAGGTGTGTTCTTGTTTTCGTAGTAAGCTCTCTCTTCTTCTGCTATGTCACTGGTACTAAGTTTTTTGAGTCGAGCCTCTTCGCTCTTGTCTGCATCAAAAAGTTTTTTATTTGCTTGTGCTAAAGCATCTTCACTATATCCATAAAGCTTTTCATTGAGTGCGAGCTTTGCATCTATTGCACTAGGAGTAGGTTTCTTCTTCCCTCTCGCATTAGCTTGTGACTCTTCTATTGATGGTGCCGAAGAAACTATACTAAGAGTACTTGGACTTACTGCAAACTCTACACCATCAGCATTTATTACTGCTACCTTTTTTCTATCATAATTGTATTGATTATCACTAGGTGCAACTGTCACTATACTGCTTTTACCATCTGAAGTGGTATACTCAACTTGTTTTCCACTCTCATAAGTGCCAATATTATCAGCTTGAAGTGCGGGACTATCATCTTCATAAAGATTTTTAGCATTTTTTGGTGCTGTTTCTATTTTGGTAGCAGTAGGCTCAATAACTTGTGTCGGTTCTGCCTCTACACCTTTAGGTTCTAAAGCTATCTCTTCTGTACTTCCTATCTCTGCTTCAAGCTCTTTAAAACCTATATCAATAGCATTAAGTCCATCTTCGTTTAAAACATTGAGTCCTTGCTTTTTAGCATCTTCGACTATGACTTCTTGCATATTTATATTCTCTACTGCTTCTACAGGTACTTCTACTTCAGGATTGTTTATAACAAAGTTAGTAAACTCATCTTGAATAGTTTTTACTTTTACCTCAAGGCTTTGTTTAAACTCTATATATCCATTATCATCCACAGTAGCAACAAGACCATTACCAAGAACATCTCTCTTGTAAGTATCTAAAATATACTCTTCTCTTTGAGTCTCTCGTTTTTTTGCAGAGTACTCATTGAGTGCCATACTACCAGTTGCAGTAGCACCACTAAGAGTACCTCCCATACCAGCACCAGCAACCACACCAGCTAAAGAATTATCTACATACTGCTCAACACTGCTAAGACCTTTCTTCGTACTTACTTCTTCTCCAAACATCTCTAAAGGATTTTGTACCCCCTCAGTAACACCCTCTTTAATAAAACCATCTTTCATCTTTGAGCCTATCTCTTTGGCAACTTCTGTAAGTTTACCATCAAGTGCTTTTTTACCAACACTCTGGACAACATCACTAGTCATAGCTTTAAGACCGAACCTATCCAACAAAATACTTCCTATTGTAGTTGGTGCAGATATAAGGTAGTCAGTAGCATTAGGCTCTTTTCTATTTTGATTTTTTGCTCTCTTCTCAGCACTCTCTTGAAGTCTTGAAGCATAGTACAGTGGTAGGGTAGCTACCATCTCTGCCATATCAACACTACTAGCAACTCCCTCACTTCCCACATAGTTTCCAAGCTCTTGCCAAGCATCAATATCAAACACTCCACCTGTATTAAAACCTTTTTTTACCTCTTCCCACGAGTGAGTTGGTTTATCTTTTTTGTTGAGTTTAAACTTGTTTTGCTCATAAACAAAGTCATTTAGTTTATCACTAGCATCTTTGAACCACTCTTTCCTTTTTTTGCTCTGAGCATCCATAGCATCAGTAGATATTCCAAGATACTCTATAGGGCTTTTAATGTTTCCTAAGATATTGTAAGTACCTTGTATTGCATTTGCAGTTAGCTCATTAGTTCTATTTACAACTCTCTTAGCTAGTTCAAAATCTCCAGACTCAGGGTTAATATAATCTTCTTGTGGTTTGATGTTGTCTTCAAATGTAGCTATATCCATAGTACTAGTGCTGTCTTGATTAAAAGAAGTATCTGGAGTCTCTATTGATAATGGTTTTTGCTTTATAGTAGGTATACTCCCATCAATATTTGGGGCAGTTGGATTGTGAATTGACGGATCACTTACAGTATCATCTTGTATGTAGTTTTTTGGAGGGTTTACAAAGTCGACTACTTTATCAACAGTATCACTCACATCAAAATCAATTTGTGCATTTATAAAATTATCTCTGATGCTTGTTTGTGTAGATGTATCAAGGGCAGTGAACTCATTATCAGCTATCTCAGTATCAAAATAGTTAGTAGCTATAGTCTGTTTTTCTTTTAAGTCGAGGGATTGAAATTCATTGTCGTTAAATGTATCTAGCTTTTTCAAAATATGCCTTTATTATTATATAAAGGCTTATACTAACGAATAAAAAAAGATTAAGTGGGGTCTTTAAAAGCACCAGTTAATTTTGATAATCTTTCCATGAACCGCTTTGCTTTTGAGTAGTTTTCTTAGGACTTTCATTTGAAGCTTTTTTTAACAAAACATTACCATCAGCAGTAAACTCATAAAGGTCTGGGTTTTGGTATACATGTATTGCTAAACTAGGCTCAAGCTTGTACTTTTTAGATATTTTAGCAGCCCCAGATACAGTGTTTTGGTACTGAACTTTAGTTGCATCATCAAAATTAAAGTTAGGGGCATCCATCCCCATAGCTGTTTTTACTTGTGCTGCTATTTTTGCATCGGTTATCTCAGTATATTTAAAACTATCATCTTTAGAGTTTTTAAGTGCAGCCTTATTTAACTTCTCCTGCATCTTAGATAATTTTGTAGCATTTTTAATATCTTTCTCTTTTGTTGTTAATTTAGATAGTTCTGCATTCTTTGCAAGTATCTCTGCTTTTACTTTTGCTACAGTTGTTGCACTTACATTAGGGTTGTTTTGCATCCATACATCAAGAGAGAGTCCATCTTTTGCACCTACATTGTAGAGACTTGCATTTTTATATGCACTCTCATCTGCTATCTTTTTGAAGTAAGCATCTTCTGCTTGTAGGTCAGTAGCACTTGGCTTAACATTCGCGTCTTCACTTGCAAAAGCACTATACAATGGACTAGACTCATAAGCATTTCTATCTGTCTGCCCTAAGTAGCTTTTCCCAAAAGCATCACTCACATCTTTTTGTGCTTGCTCTGCTTCTTGTTTTACTACTGTAGCATTTCTTTGTTTAGTCTCAGCATCTACTAAATCAGAACGAGACTTCTGTGCCTTTGCATCTACCATATTTTTTCCTATGCTTGCAAAAGCATCCCCTAAGTTCTTAAAAGCACTCCCTCTACTACTCGTAAGTCCTCTAGTATCTACTCGTGAAATATCCCCTTTAAAAGAATCATACCATCCCATTAACTTGCCCTCCTGTTAGCATCTAACATATTTTTATCCATCTTTGCTCTTACATTTTGCTTTGAGACAAGCGAGTTACTAAAAGCTTTTTGCAGGTCTATCTTATTCTTGTCTGTCAAAGCCTTTGCTCTTGAGTTGTTTAGAGTAGCCTGAGACTGTTTGAGTAACATCTCTAGTCTTATGTTCTCTTGCTCGAGCTGTGCATTTTGTTGTGCTTGTGGAGAGTCTTGTGCATCTTTATCTCTTTGCTCTATGATCTCTCGTATCTTATTTGCACTTGGAGAGTCACTATCTCTGAGTATGTCAGGGATTAGGTACTTGACAAGTGCTGGGTCTGTGCTTTGAAGTACTTTGAGTAGCTCTACATTTTGTCGTAGTCTCTCTGCACTCATAGAGTTAGACTTCGGTTTAGCAGTAAAGACAAGGTCATATTTACCTACAGATATAGCATTTTTAGCTACTGGTCTTACCTCCCCACCACTCACATTCTCAAACTCTACACCACCAAACTCATTCTTTACAGGTTCATTCATCATCATAAAGTCTTGCATATAGTCTTCATCTATTATGCTCACAACTCTAGCCGAGTCATAGTACTGCTCTACAAACTTTACGGCTTTTTTTATTATCTTCTTTTGAAGATTATCGCCCTTGTTCATAAAACGACTCAGCCCTACAAGTCCTGTCTGTATTCTCTGCTCTTGTCCTACTCCACTCATGCGGTTGTTGGCAGTTCCTAGCATCTCTTTGTTCGAGTTAAGCAGCTCACTTATCTGCTGTCGTGCATCTATGATGATGTTGAGTATCTGCTGTATCTGAACATTTTGCTTGACATCTTTTATGCCGTTTACACTTTCCACCATAACAGTGGCATCATCTCTGCTGTTCTCATCTGCAAACTTTTCTATGTCCTCATCTATGAGAGCACCTTTTTCTACATATACTTTTTGGTTTGCAAGCATATTTTGTAGTCTTAGTTTTGAGTAGTTTATGTTATCTTGTAGAGGCATGATGTCACGGTATAGCCCCCAGTACTTTATCTTTCCCTTAGTATCTCTTCCTAAAAACTCTACTTCATAAGGGAAGCCATCAAAGTCGTATGGTGTTTCATTTTGAAGTAGTATAGTTCTATCACTCCAGAAGCAGTAGTAAAACTTATCTTTTTTGGCTTGCTTATCCCACTTTCTGTACCAAGTGTAAGAGAGAAGCACTCTATCTCTTATGTGTGCATCAGCATAAAGGTCATCATCTACTATGTCTGAGAGATGGTTGCTTGAGTTTAAAGACTCTATATCTTTTGCATCAAATCCAAGCCCGTAAAGGTCTTCTTTGTCTATCCAAAAACAACGAGTGATATACCTTGCATCTTTGTTGTAGTTTTTCCCGCGGGAAAATGGGTCAAGGTATATCTCATCCGCAGGAACATGGTTGATGTCAAGGTCTTTGTGTTCTCGTCCAAATTCATCATACTCACCACTAGCACTTATACTGAGTTCTGCAACTGCTAGTCCTTCTATGCTAAGCTCATCATCAAGTGCGTCTATCTGCTCTTCATACTCACTTACTTGAGTTATGGCTTTCATGAGAGCATTGAGCATATTTGCCCCTGCTTTATCTTTTTGCTGTCTTCCAAAGAGCTTTATATCTATGCGTCTCTCTTTTTTAAACCCGAGTATGGCATTGTTATGTTTTGCTATCTGGTTTTCATACTGCTCTGGTTGCTCACGGTTGGCTAGTATGCCTTTTATGAAGTCATCGAGTTGGTCACCATTATAGTACTCTCTTACTTTTCTACTAAAAGCTTTTGTATCTTTAAAGTGGCGAGCTGACTCTCTGAGCCACTCTACTAAAAGTACTGTATCTTCAAACATCTTTTAACCCCTAAGCCATTTGAGTAGTGTCTTCTATCTCATTTCCAAGTGTATCTTTTTTCTTTTTCTTTTTCTTTGGGTTCAAAGAAGAGTCCGCAAACGCATCATCTAAGTTCGTTTGTGCTTTGTTGTATCTTGAGAGGGCAAGTTTATCTTGTGCTACTTGATAGTTAAACTGCTTATCTATCATCTTGTTTCTTGCTGTATCTGTTTGGTACTGTCCGTATGCTCCAGCCAAAGCACCGACACCTTGAACTATTGCTCCTGCATTTCTTTCATACCATTTATCTTTTGCCATTATAAAATCCTTTATATTTTTTGATATTTTGAAGTAACACCACTTGCTCTAGTGTTTATGTCTGCTTTTAGCTCAGATAGTGCTATGTTGTAAAGCTTTAGATAGTGTAGGTTTAAGTTTCTCTCTTTTGTGTTTCTCGTTGGCTTTTCATATATGTCAGACTTAAACAGAAGCTTGAGTGCTTTTATATAACTAACAGGGAGTTCTATCTCACAGTTTATATTTTCTAGTACTTTTGCATGTCTGTAGACTATAACTCCAGTAGTATCAGCAGTAGGTATCTCGTTTATCACAAATGTGTTTTGATAAAAAGAGTACCTTGCTCTTTCCTTCGTGATGTGAAAGTTCTCTATGGGAGTATACTTAAAGGTAATCGCATCTATTGTAAGTGTTATGTTTCTCAGCGCTTCATAGAGTAAGTAGTACTCTGTTTTATCTTTTCTTATAGCTATAGTCTCTTTAGCTATAAAAAAAGGAAAATCAGTCTGCAAAGTAGCATAGCTACTTTGTAGTTTGACAAACAACTCCTCATCCTTCCACTGTTGTGACTTCTCTTGTAAGTCACTTCGTATCTGAATGATTAAGTCTTTTGCTTTCACTATTTTGCCTCTAAGTCATTTAGAACTCTTGTGAGTTCTACATTTTTACTAAAAAGTGAGTGTATCTCATTTTCTAGTGCTTGTGTTTTCTCCACAAGAGCCTTTATTTTTTGCTCAGAGGAAACATCTGCTTTTACAAATGAAATCTCATCAACACTGACAAACTCATCAAAACCTTTATGTACTAAGTTAAAAGCGACTTTTTTATCTACTATGACAATATCGCCTTTTACAAGCTTCGGCTTTGGTCGAGCTAAGGAGGTATTGAGTACCTTAGCCTTAGTCCCGACATACTTGATAGCACTATAAGGTGCGAAGTATACTTTAGCCATATAGTACTCCTAGTACTCTTGCTTTGATGTTGCAAGTTTTGCATAAGTAACTGTGATAGTAGCCTTACCAGTAGTAGCAACGCCACCAACTAAATCAACAACAATAGCAGTAGACTGAGTAGCAGTGAACTGTCTTTTGTTAAAGTCAATTCCCTTTACTGTATTTGCAATAGTCGCAGGGATAAATCTTGCATAATCACCCTCAATTCCAACACTAATAGTATTGTCATCCGCAGGTGTTGCGTTTTGTCCATTAAACTTTTCATCAATGCTTACATTTACCGCAACGATTCTAAAACCCTCTGCGATACCCATGAAGTCTAGTGTCTTACCAACATCACCAAAACCTACATCAAAAGTGATAGTACCACTATCTCTAATCTCACGGTTTTTTCTTTTAACTATAATTGCCATACTCTACTCCTACTTTCCAGTTGAAGCGATAACTGCTACAACACCATAATCTTTGTTATCAAAGATACTATCAGCTAAGATGCCATCGTTTGCACTTGCTTCATACTTCGTTTTTGCCATACCATAGACTCTGTCTATACCTGCATGCATTCTACGAGGGTCACTTTTGTCAGCCCAGTCATAGTAAGCGATACCTTGGTCTACAACCATGTAACATGAACCAGCACCAACAAGTAAGTTGATCTCTGTCTCTTGCCCAGCACCACCTGCATAAGTTTTTAAATCAAAACTTTTAGTATTACCAAAGCCGTTAAACTTTCCACCAGAAGTAAGCACACCTGATTGTCTTGGAGTGTCTGTTTTTACATCAAGTAAAAGAACACCATCCCAAAAACCTAAAGCACCTGTAAAGATAGGATTTGTTTTTCCTCTCTCAAGAGCATCTCTTCTTGCCGCTTCCCAGTTTGCATCATTTTTGATATGTCTAGCCGAGTTTGTTCCAACGAACATAACATAGAACTCTACTTCATCATAAAAGCCCATGTTCTCATTTTGAGTAGTGCTCACTGGAAGAAGTGGTGGAACTGTTGCTTTACCTGCATAGTCTAGCCCTAGCACTGCTCTGTTTTTTGCCTCTTCTACATCTGTAGTAGTGATAACATCTGCTGTTACAAGGTTTGCAGTTGTAGCATCAACTGGATGTCCACATACAACGATGTTCGTACAGTTTGCACTCATAGCAGAAAAGAAAATCTTATCAAACTTACGAGTACCCCAGTTTGTCAGTGAAGTTTTTGCTCTTGACTTAAACTTACTTGAGTTTCTCTGGTTAATGATACCTTGAGTTGATGGTACTGAGTGCTGAAATCTATCAACTTTGATAAACATGTTAATGTCTTTAAGCTCTTCAGAACTTCCTGAAAAATCAACATTACCGATAGTCCCACTCTCTATAAGAGCATCTTCCATCTTCACACCGATAACAGAACCAACATCATCAATACTTTTTAAAACTGTTTTAATGATACTAGTCGTATCATCTTCAGTCTTTGCTATAAAAGGTAAAACCTTCGACTTTGCAATAACCTCTTTTGTTATTGACTTACTGTAACCTACACTCTCATCAGCAGTAGATAAAAAATCTGTTGCTGACAATCCACTAAAAACTGCCATGTTATTTCCTTAGTTTTTTTGTAAATGTCTTGAGACATTTTTATCTTTTGCCTACCCTAATGTAGATAGCAAAGTAAAGAGAGACACGGTTAGGGTTAGGCATCTCTATACTTGCTACCTACATTAAGGTAGGCTAAGATTATGTTTAGCTTATAAAGCCTATAGCTTTTTGCAAATCCCCATCCGCTAAAGCATCCATCGCTTCTACAGAACTCTTTTTTGACTTAATCATATCCTGCATCTCTTTGAGTCTTGCAGGGTCTTTCATGATTTCAAAGAACTTTTCAGTAGCTCTTATGTCCTCTTTTATCTCCCAATCATCTCGCTTTTTAGCTGGAGTAGACTCCATCTTCTCTTCCATCTTCTCGTTCATCTTTCCTTTCATTTCCATCATCATGTTTTCCTTTTATTTTTTTACAAGCCTAAAGCTTCTTGCAGTAACTTATCATCACTAAGAGTTCCAGTAGAGACATCAGTGTTACTTGGAGTCTCTTTTCTTAAGTCATTTACATTTGGGATGTTTGGTGTTGTAGATTTTTTAATGTTTTTTGGGTTAATGTTTACATACTTCTCATAAGTCTTAAGAAAAACATCTGCATAAGATTCTGAATCATTTAGGATTTTGTCTTGTTGTGCTTTAGAGAGGTCGTTTGTAAAGTATGCAGTCACTTTTTCATGGTCATACTCAGGATATTTTGCACTGACTTCTACTATAGCACTCTGTCTTTCATAGATGAGTTGTTTGTTCTCTTTTTCATCTTTTAGAGCCTGTATCTCATCAACTTTAGAACCTGACTTCTCAAACTCTTTGAGTTTATCATTTACAAGCTTCATGTACTTAGGCTTGTCCTCAAACTCCAAAGCCTGCTCTGCATCACTAAGGTGTGTATCGAGGTTATCATAAAATGTAGAAACATCAACACTCTCAGCTTCAAGCTGTTGTATCTGCACATCTATCTTTACTATCTCTTCGTTGATACTTAACTGCTCATCTGTAACAAGAGTTGTTTTAGTAAGAGGTTCTTTTGGTGTCTCTTCTATCTTTTTTTCACTAGATTCTTTAACTTCTTCTTCTTTTGGAGTCTCTTCTTTTTTTTCACCACCAAAAACAGTACTCTCAAGAGCATCAATATCCACTGCCTCTAATCCTTTTTCTGCATTACCCATCTCGTGTCCTTTAAATATAATTTATATAGGAGTATTGTAGTAATAAAAAAAAGATTAAGTGGGGTATATATTTGATAGTTTTAAATTTTTAAAATCCTAAAAAGTTACCAATTCCTTTCAATCCGTCTGATATTGAACTTCCAGCATTGTCTGCTACATCTTTTACAGATAATGTAAACTCATCATCTCCTATCACATCAACAACATCAAGGAAAAAATCACCTAGATTATTATTTTCTCCTTCTCTTATATTAGACAGGTCTAGTGCATCTTGGTCTACTGATTTCGTATAAGTTGGAGTAATCTTTAATCCAGCCTTTCCTCTTTCATACTCCTCAACTGTTATAGCACCTTCAGGGGCATTAGCCCTTTGAGATTGAGCTAGTTTTGCAAAGATGCTATCTTCACTTTGGGCACGGTTCCCTGCTGTAATATTTAACATTCTGTAAAGTTCTGCTGGAGATGTGAGTCTATTTTGTAGTATTTTATTGTAATTTTTGTCTTGTAGTCCTAAAAATCTTACTGTATTTAAGTCTCCAGTCTCATTAAACAAAGTGCCACCAGCACGAGGGGCATCATAGTTTACACCACCAGCAAACCAGTCATATATGCTCCCATCAATACTACTACTAACTACAGAAGCACTAGGTATAAGCTCATAGTTTCTTTGTAGCCCATAGAGTGGTAGTTCATCAGGAGCAGAAGATAATATAAACTCAAACTCTAATTCCCAGTAGTCAGACTCTGTTTTAGTTTTTTTATCATCTTCACTCTTAGATTTGTTATCATTTTTACTTATCTCTTCTTTAGCATCTTGTAAAGCTTTTTCAAATTGATAGTAAGCATCAGAGTACTCATAAGTTGGAGTATATTTTGTATATGTAAACTCATACCCATCATTAGTAGTAGCAGTTCTTATGGATTCTGTATATCCTGTTATATATGGCTTAAAAGGATTTTCAACATTATTGAGATTCGTTCCATATGCTTTTATTATATCCTCAGCATTACCAATATAAGTCTCATCAGGTAGAGTAACTGTTATTGGTGCTACGGTATTTGTAAAAGTTGATAACCTTTTTTGTATACTATTGTTTTTAATATCTTCAGAACTTAAGTACTTAAACTTATTAGAATCAACATTAAGATTACTAAAGTCTCCAGTTTGTCCTGCACTTCCACCAGTTGTTCCACCACCAGTTGTTCCACCACCAGTTCCATCATATACTACAGAAGACATTTATGTTGCCTTTACAGTCTCAGCTAAAGCTATCTCAGTACCATCTGCATTAAGTACAGGACTATAATCCACAGGAGAAGAACCTGAATTTATATAAATTTTTTCAAGCATATTTTTATATATCTTCCACATATCTGTAGTAATGACAAAACCACCAACGCCTAAGTTCCCTAATGTATCACTATAGTCTTGCATCGCTTTTATTCTGTTGTTATATATTACTGAGTATCCTAACTGCTTTTCTTGCTCTTTTACGAAATTTACATCTGCATTTAACTTCTCTTGTGTAAGTTCTTGAGTAGACTTTGCAACACCAGTAGTAGCAAGTGTTTTCGTTTTTACATCTCCAACCGAAGCAAGTCCATCTATAACTTCTTGATCAGTACTTACATAATATGTATAGTCAAAGTATGTATTTCCTGTAGTGAGTTTAGCAGCTATGTACTGTTCATCTTTAATAAGTAAATCTTTTGCTAATTGTGCATCTCTAGCAGCTGTTGCACTTGCTATGTCTAGTGCTTTGTTTGTTTCACTATCGGCTTGTCTTCCAACGAGTGTAGCACTTTTGTCTATTCTAATTCTCTCACTCGCTTTGTTAAGTAGGTCCTGAGTTGATTGTGCATCCCTTACGGCTGTAGCACTTGCTATGTCTAGTGCTTTGTTTGCCTCTGTAACTATCTGCTTATCTAAAAGTAAAAAACCTTTTATGACTTGGAGTGATTGAGTACTCTGGCTCATTGCTCCTATGATTATGTTTGATGCAGCAGTTGCTAAACTCTCATCCTCCATTTGAGTAGCTTCTTGTAACTTTTTAAGTTCACTCATCCCTTTTGTTAAAAATTCATCATATAAACTTTTAAGTTCAGTTGTATCTATTGCCATGTTTTTTCCTTATATTAAAGACTCTTTGAGCCTTATGTATTGCTTGACTTGTTTTAAACTTGTTTTATTGTTTTGTAAGTTTATGATGTCTGATTCTATAGAAGTTAATCTCGCTTGAATATCTGATATATCTAGTGTTATAGTTCCGATAGTAGTATTATTAAGAATATCTATAAGACCTTGCAGTTCACGTATCTTAACGAGAGAAGATGCTGCTATGTTATTGTTCATAATATTTTATATACTTCTCTTCATCAGGTTAGATAATTTTTTAGCTCTATTTGGAGTCTGTATCGCCCATTTACTATCGAGCATCTCTTCACTTGCACTTACATAATCAAAATTCTTTAAATGCTTCCACATTTTCTTAAATTTAAGTACACCATTAACACCCATCTGATAACTCATTTCTGAAATTACACTTTGTGCATTTAATGTAAGTTTATTAACAAAAGGCTCTTTTTTCTCAAGCTCTTTGATTTTCTCTTTTAGTCTCATCTCTAAGATTACTTGTGACTCTTCTTTACTTAGTGGTAGTTTTGTTCCATAACCTATAGTTGCAAAACCTAGTGTATCAGCATAAGGCATCCCACGAAACCCCTCAGACTCTTTAACGTTTTCTATTAACTCTTTCATTCTTTATCCTTGTTATCGTTTAGTTCTCTTAACATGTAAGTAGAAAATGCTTTTGTCAGCTCTTCTAGCTTTCCCAGCATCACATCGCTATTTTTAGTCATGTGTGCCAGTTCGCTGTCTATATTTTTTAAGTGTAGAGCAAGTTCATGTTTTGAAACAAATTTACTATCTGCTGTTTTTTCATCAAGAAGAGTTCCAAATTTTGATTCGAGTCTTGTAGCTCTATCATGGCAGTCATCTATTCTTCTAAACTGAGCATCCAACTTCCTGTCCATATCATGATGATAAACAGTGTCAGTCTCTAAGTGTGACTTTGCACCTTTTTCTAGTGAGTCTAGTCTATTCCTAACTATTCCATAACCAAAAGCAACAGCTAACAGTCCACTTCCCGCACTTATCATCCAACTCTCTAACATTTAGCTCTCCTTGTACTTACTAACTAATATGACTTTCATATCACTTTCCTCTAATCGAGTTTATAGTTCCACCACCAAAATAAAAAACTACTATCGTTCCTATGATTATGCCTACATTAAAAGTAAGTACAAGATTAAACAACGGTTCTAAAGATATTTCAATTATATTTTTCACTTCTACACCATTGCTTAGTTCTATATACTTATGTATAGAATTAAATACTACTATCACAAGACCTATTAAAAAAGCTAAAGAGTACAAAAACATAAAACTAAATGTAATGAACCTTTGAGCTATTTTAAAAGGTTCGTAAGCACCAAGCATTTTTATATGTAGTTCTCCGACCTTTTGCTTCATCTCTGCTTTTTCTTCATTGGTATATACAAGTTTATCACCCGTAGCTATAACAGCATCTACAACGCTATCTATACTTTTGACACTAAATATACCTTTTATTAAATCAAACATCTCTAAACCTTAGTAACTATGATTCCATACTCTAAAGCGTATAAAACCATAGAAGGTGCAAATGTATAAACAAAATCCATAAAGTCTGCTGTGTTCGTTTTAGGATTATAATAGTCATAAACTTCTTTACCTAGTGATTGAACAAACACTACACATATCGCTAAGTGTGGATTAACCATACCTACTACAATATATGTCAGCAAACCGTAAAAAGCATGATTTGCTTTATCTTGTGGCATCAGCATCCACTTGAGTACTTTGCTCATCTTAGTACCCTATTTCAGCTTTGAGACCAAATCCTAAAGATAAACACTCTTGTACATAAGCCTCATAAGCAACTCTTTTAGCATCTGCTGGATCTCTCTTACTCTGTGCAACTTCATCAGCAACATCATACTTTTTTGCTATTTCTGTTTTTACAACTTCACGGATACGCTTAAGCTGTGCAGAGTTAGTAACTAGTGCTTTAAACTCATCTTTTAAAATTACGGTTGCACTTATCTCTGTTGGCTGTTGTGCTATAAGTGCATCAATATCAGCCTCAACCGTAGACTCTAAACTAACAACACCTGTATCAAAAACATTAACTGTAACACTCACAACACCACCCTTGAACTCTAAAACTGAAAACTCAGCCTCAACTTTTGTAAACTTTACATACTTAAACATAACAAACTCCTCTTTGGTATTAAAATAAAATCAGGCATATATCTTAAAACTATTTTTCTAAAGTAGCTAAGAGTATTTGTGCCTTTTGCATGACCGATAATAGATACTATCGAACTAATATTTTTATCTATAACTGATTTTCTAAACTTGTACAATGTATGTTTTCGAACAAATTTTACACTTCTCCATGTACGATACCCCACAAAGTTCAAGCCTCTTTTTATCTTTAGTATATGCCAGTGACTTAGTTGCATTTTTAGCTTTTTATCAACAAACTCTTCACACTGTTTTTGTGCTATTTTTGCTTCATCTAAAGTTAGCCCTACCAGTACAAAGTCATCTACATATCTAACATAACTCTTTATCTTCAAAACTCTCTTTATGAAGTTGTCTACCTCATTCATATAGACTAGAGAGTACAACTGACTCAAAAGGTTGCCAATAGGAATGCCGACACTTGATCCATTTGCATCAGCAAAAACCATCATCAAGTCTATAAACTTCTTGTCTTTTATCCTTTTTTCAAATAGTCCTCTTAATATAGTTCTATCAATAGAGTAAAAAAACTTCTTAATGTCAAGCTTTAATGTATATTTATCTCCATCATACTTACACATCTCTTTTTGTGTATAAGCACTAGCCTTATGTGTCCCACCATTTTTTCTACAAGCGAAGCTTGTGTCTATAAACGTACTATTAAAAATATTATAGATGACTCTATAAATAGCATGTTGCACAACAAGGTCTCTAAAATGAGGTGCTAAAATAACTCTTCTCTTTGGTTCATACACCTCAAACTCTCTATATGGTTTTGTGGTATATGTTTGTGTTTTTAACTCTTCAAATAGTGCATCCAAGTTAAGACTTAAATTTTTTTCAAATAGATATGTTCCTACTTTTTTTCTCTTGCCTTTTCTAGCTTCTAAATATGCTACAAAAAGGTTATCTTGAGTAAAAGCAAGTTCATACAAGTTGCCATATCGTTTCGAGGTTCTTAGAATTTCTAAGCCATATTTTTCTTTCATACTTGCCATACTTTAATAAATCCCCTCTTTAAAATTTCGCTTTTAGCTGGACTCCACATCCCTCTTTTCCAATCTTGTTTTTGACATTTTAGGATTACAATAGAGTCGAAACCACCAACATTCGTGTTCGAGTTCGAAGAATAGTTATTCAAATTGAGGGCGAAAACCCCAGCATTAGAAGAATTATTCCAATTCCCACCGACAATCGGCACGAGACACAAAGCATGTTAATGTGATAGCCCATTGAGTTATTTAAAACTCTTTTAGTTCTTTTAGCTTGTTTATCCAAGCACCAATAATCTTACCTATTTCGTCTATAAGTCTCGATATAGCAAGGTATCTATGTTCAGGTTTAGCTACTTTTATGTTTTTAGCACCATTCTTAAAAGCAAAATATTCAAGCTCATAAGCAAGATTTATCTGCATTCTAAGTTTTTCATGCTCAATATCAAGCATCGTTAAAGAGGTCTTTTTGTGATACCTCTTTTGACACTCAGTAATTAAATCGTAAACGCGATATGCAGTATTTCTAATCCCATTAGATAAAGCATACTTCTCATACCGAGGGAAATGATTAAGATACATATTGAGTAACTTCATCATCTCCACAAACTTACGGTTCAAAACAACCTCTCCTTTACAAGCCTTTACCATTCGCTACCGCTCTCTATTACAGAGAAACAGAGGCGAAACCACCAACAGCCGTGCCCGAGATCGAAGAATAGTAAAGCAAACTGAGGGCGAAAACCCCAGACCTAGAAGAATCAGCCCAAGCCCCACCGACAATCGGCACGAGACCATGTCTCATATATTTATAAATATAATCATTACCAAACTCTGTTGTACCTGTAGCATCTACACCAAGAGCCGTAGGAATTCCACAACTAGCCATCTTGTACTCTTTGGAGTTTGTATCAGTAGAAAAGTTTAAAACTGTATTTGTCCCACTTCCAAAATATACTGTTCCGCTATTGCTATCTATAACCCCTGTCATATCTAGTAAATCATAGTTTGCACTATCAAGTAGGTTAGCAGATGTTAAACTATCTGCTCTTACAGATGTTTTTAATATTCTAAAATATCTTGATGAATAAACACCATCAGTAGCAGAAATAGCTCTCTCAAGTGCTGTACCTACTGTAAAATTATCGGCATCGGTGACTGCTGTAACTGTATAAGCTGCTGTGTTATATGTAGAACCACTAGCTGGAGTCCCACCGAAGTAGATAACATCGTTTACAGCAAGTCCATGACCAACCATAGCTATTGCAGTACCACCACTTGCAACACTAGCACCAGTTTTTGCAAGGTAGGTAAGTCCTGTAACAATCTTCCACATATTACCTGTCATATCTGCTATACCGCAGTCCTGACCATTGTGTGTAGTTTTTGCGAAATTTGAACCACTTCCCGTTAAAGAAGCATTGGAATAACCACTTGCTGTAAAAGTAACACTTGTATCATTTACATCACTGAGTGCATTAGCAAGATTTCCTTTTGGGAAGTATGGTAAGACATCATTATATGCACACAAAGCAGTCGATGCACCACTTTGGCTTTGAGCTAAAGCTATTAATTGCAGAGCAATCCATTCAAAAATAGTAGGTGTCTTATACCCATCAGCTCTACAAGCATCTATAAATCCTGCATAGTTATTTGCTGGTGCTGATACTAAAGCACTAATAGGATTGTGAGCAGAGTTTGTAGATAGTGGATCTAAATTTTGTTTAGATACCATCTTCCCACCCTCATTTCCTGCCATGTATTTAAAATGCAGAAAACCATTTGGTGAGTCAATAAATGCTCTTGGCGTTACATTTCCTGTTACTGCAATAGGACTAATGCTTATAACATTACCTGTCATCTTGTATGTAAATGGAGCAATGTATTCAAGCACACTTCCTTTTAAGTCCATAATAAGACCATAGTTTGGATGTGCGACATCTGCATGACCTGTAAGCTTTACATATCCTGCGGGAACTAACTCATCTTTCATGGCAGCAACACCAAAGCCCATAGTTCCAGCTACACCGATATTATAAGCTGTGTCCTCTGGTAAAATATCAAAATTGATATCAACTAACTTCTGTAAGCTCGCACCTGCATAGCTTAACTGTTCAAGGTCTGTACTTGTATCTGCAACTTCTTCAATTTTTCGAACAAGTGTATCTCTTGCACTTTTTAAACCCATTTGTAACTCCTTATATTTTTTGAACAGTTTAAAGACATGTTTTTGGTCATCTGCTTATAGGTTTAAACCTATTCCGAAACTCTGCATTTTAAATCTTCTAGCTACTTTAAAAGTATCACTATAGATGGTATTTACTTGATTATTTATATCATCAATTTTTAGATTTTTATATGTTTCTAAATCTGAAATTTTTAAGTCTTTGTAAGCTTCTAAGTCTATGTTTTTCAAATCCTTATAGGCTTCTAGGTCCACTACTTTTGCATCTTTAAATGCTGTGAGTTGAGTCTCTTTTGTTGTTGTGTATGTGTCAAGGTCGACTACTTTTGCATCTTTAAATGCTGTGAGTTGAGTCTCTTTTG